ACCTCTTCTTGCTCATACTTCTTAACATTCCTCACTTCATTAGCTGATACAAGCATATAGTATTTCTTGCCTGTATCTGCCAACGCTGCATCATAATCAATATCTTCTACAAGACTATCATTCTGCCCATCATTATCTAAATCTCTTAAATTCTGATATCCATTTGCATCAAGCATCTGTTTGATATAGTCTTGTTCATATAACCCCTCAATCTTTCTTTCATCAAAACACCAATGAACCAATCTATAATCTTCAGCTATATATCCTGCTGTAGGAGTGAACAACGTACCAAGCTCATCGCTAATGTCATTGATAGAGAGAAAGTTTCCTGTAGGATTGTTCGTCTCAATATCATATATAGCACACTTAGCCATAGGTACATCAATATCAAGTGCATCCTTGTGAACTACTATATATTGATATCCATTAATGACTGTGTCGAATAACTCTTTTGTATTTACGTATTCTTTTGTTTTATCGTATTTCATGATAATAATCCTTTTTTAACTGCTTCTGTATATAGTTTTGCAGGGTCTTGTGGTGTTGTGTGAACTTTGAATAGTGGTAATTCAGCAGATAGATATTGTCTATTATATTGATTACTTCCAATGAAAACAGCAGCATCGTTAGTAGTAGGTGTGTCAGTAGTTTTTATCCCATGTGATACACCATTTGCAAATACTTCAACACCTAAGCTACTTGATGTAATAACAAAATGTGTTTTACCTGATATAATCACATTAGTATATCCAAAGCTATGAGAATTAATTCCAATAGATGAAGTACTATTTCTGTTAAATCTAGCATATACTGCAATACCATCTGAGGAATATAGTATATTACCGTAGTCAGATAAATCTCCAGTTCGTTTAGAAACTATAAACTCATATTGTTTGAATTGATTTATGTTTTCCACATAATTTGTTTTAACAACACCATCACCACAACTTAATTCATTGAAGCTACTACCAATAGGAACCCCAAGCACATCCCTTTTAAGGAAACAAGTCTGCAACCCAGTCTGCAAGTTCTTTGCATTGTCTCGTGCTGCATTTGTGAAGTTTGCTATTGGATAAGTTGAAGTTAATGGTACTATTTCCCAATATATCACATCAAAGGATGCTTCAGTTTTTGAGCCGTCTCCATCATCTGAAGCTGTTATATCAAAATAAGTATCATCAGTATTTACACAAACACCCTCAAACTCCATAACTGTATAAGATGTAATATCCCCAACTTGAAAACTTTGTGCGTTAAGTGTAGTTCCGCCGTTACCATTATGATCAGTATTGTATCTTATTAAATAATTCGTATTTGTTGCGTCGGAAGTAGGAACAAAATTTCCAATTTTAATTTTTATTCTATATGTACCAGCCTGATAAGCAGAAGATGTCACAATTCTATGAGAATTATAATCTGTTGAGTTGTCTGTAACTTTTATAGTATTTGTATCTGTAACTTCAATTGTTGCGATAACTCCTTTATAACCATCAGTTGTTTGAAAACCACCATCAACTCCAGTATTGGGTATTATAGGAGCACCCTCACTATACCCAATCATATTTCTAACATACTCATCTGTATCACACATAGGGAAATGTGCTACTACATCATCAATTTGACTCTGTGATAGTATCTCTGATTTAGCTACGAATGTACCATCAGATTTCTTCTCGTGATAGAGAAACTTTTCAGAATTACTCTCCAAGTATCTTTTTTCATGAGGCTCAAATAAACCTTTGTAAAAGATAATGTTTTGATACGTTCCTGCATCACTCAACACGTAATCTGTGAGTGTCTGTTTAGTCTCATCAATAACAAATACACCATCTTTGAAGTATGCTATTGTATTGACTGTTTCATTGATAGGAAGTGTAACGCTCTGGTCTGTACCATTAAACTTCACACCTCTACCAAAGTACAACTCAGCATCATAATTGCCCTTTCCACGATTAGGCAGATACACCTTACCATCAGGCTTGACGTAAGGCTTCATAGCGTAGCCAATCTCCGGCAGCTTTCTGTACCAGTGTTTTATTTTATCATTCACTTCTTACCCCCTACATCATAAACACCTGCAAGGTATCTATCCATCTGCTTTTCAGCTTCTTCGTTGTACTCACACATGACTAAATCTCAGTTGCAGAAATCTCTACTGTGCCAGCACTAAAAACCTTTATATAACAATCGGATTTCCCTAAAGTTGTAGTTATATCTTTAGAATTCACATAATACTCATATTCCGAATTAAATGCAGGAGCAACATCATTATGTATAATTCCAACTTTTGCACCTATATTCTTTAAAAATATTTGGCATGCACCTGGTGCAACTTTTACCCATCCATCTTGTTTTTTTAATTTATAAATTGCCATTTTACGACTCCTTAATTTTCAAATTCAACACTCATCTTCCATCCGTCATCAAATGTATGATTGACCGACTTGATGGTGTACTCTCCATCATCCTCACCTGCTCCACTAAGTTTCAACATACCACCTGCATATATCTCCTTTCCATACATTAAAATAGAACCACTTTTAGATCCTCTGTTTGCCCGCTGCAGTTTTGCCTCTGCTTTTTTTGTGGCCTCCGCCGGTGTTTTGAAATTGCCTTTCATTTTAAGTACAGGTACACCGCTTCCGACCGTTACAGACTTCACTGCATTCTCTTTCGTGTCCTGCCAAGAAGCTTCACATGCGCCGTAGATGGTTTTATTTGCATGCTTAATGCTGTAGCTCTCACATTCACTTACATCTATTGCAAACACCGGTAATTTATCCGATGCCCTGTTTTCTTTGATGCGTTTTAAAAATATCAAAGTGCCGTTTTTTATGGAAAAGATTGCGTTGTAGTCATTAGACAATCGCTTCATCATATGCAGATCGCTCTCGTTTGTCTGAGAGAGATGCGGCAACAGCATATCTTCAAAATCACTTTTGAGTTTTAGCTCATGTCTATCGGCTACAATCTTTGCAATATCTTTGAATGATACTTTCTCATAGCTCATATCTCTCTTTTGTTTGAGAGCCGAAGAGAAGTCTGCACCGGTCGCACTGATAGAGAGTGAGTACTTATCGCGTGTCGTGTTTTGTACTTTGAAGATGCCGCAGTAAAAGAGAGTGCTCTCTTCATATCCAAGCCAGAGTTTTATCTCGTCCTGGTACTGCGGCCGCTTGAAATCACCTGCGACTTTAAGTGTTATCTCATCTGACTGGCTTCCATCTTCATCACTGAAGTTTATCGATGCGAGATCCTTTTGCAGAGCATTGGTTACATCTTTGGAGTTCACTTCCACTTTAAAAATAGGAGTCATTACCAGAGTGCCTTACTTTGAGCTACGGTGTCGTTTTTACTGATCTCAGGCAGATAAACAACATCACCGGCTTTAAGTACTGCAGCACCCAAAAGATGCTCATTAGCATCGAGCACTGTAGCCGTCACATCTGCATCTATACTTCCATATGCTTTAAATATTATGTTGTCGAGTCTGTCACCATCTTTTGCTCTATACTGATTCATTGAAAATACCTTTGCATTGAGATGGAGTACTCCTGGTACCTGAACTTTCCATCTTTTAAAAATCCGCTTTTCGTGCGTGAGATAGAGTCGATTGTTATTTTGTAGCTCTCGCCGGTTCCAAGCGTAAGGCGCTGTGGCTTCTGCTCTTTTGCCATATCTTCAAACGCCTTAAGAGTGCTGACACTTTTTAAGATGAGCTTCCCGCTAAAACTTATGCTCTCTTCAAACTTCCCGCTCTTTTGCGTGTAGTTATGATTGCCGAGTCTGCTTTGGCGGTTCCATCCAAAAGAGAGCTGATGCGCTATGCTTTGAATATCTTTATTGTTTATGTCAAATATAAAGCTGCCTACCTTTGCCAACATCGCTACACCTCCTCATCGTTGAAGCTGCGGTTTTTGCGTGAGCTTTCCATCTGTGCGATGACGCGTTTCACTTCGGCCGCTATTGCTTTTGGATCACCGCTTTTTACCTCTACAGTTATATTATATGTATGATTTGCAGTTTGAAATTTTTGTGCAGTGCTGATATTAGCAGGTGCTGGTTGTGCAGCAACAAGTGAAGTACTTACAGCTGTTGCAACTGCTGCCTTCTTTATGGCCTTTGCAGGATGAAAAGAGCCGTTATTTGCAGCTGTTGTCTTTTTCTCTTTTTTCGCCTCTTTATCATCACCGCCAAATCCAAACCATGAACCGATGGAAGATCCTATACTTTTCATCTTCTCAACAGCTTTTCCAAACCATTCAAACTTAGAACTAAGCCAGTCAAATGCCTTTCCAAATCCCTGCATCAAAAGGCCCATAGGAGACCATTTAAAAATTGTTTTTACAAAACCCCATACCTTATCCACACCACTTCTAAACCAGTCAAACTTATTGTAAGCCCAAACAAGACCAGCGACAAGCGCACCTATTGCAGTTACAACAAGCCCTATTGGGTTCATTCTCATCACAAAATTAACGCCTTTCATAGCAGCAGCGAAGAGAACACTTGCAGCTGCTGCACCCTTTTGTGCCAAAGCACCCCGTGAGGTCCACAGTGTTGCAAGTTTTGTTTTTGTAGCAAGTACACCATTCCACAATGCTAAAGCTTTTGTTTTTACAGTTGATAATGCTGTAGCAATACTAACTCTATTAAAGCTCAAAGAACTAATGTTATTTGCTCCGCTCTCTAGTAAAACCGCTTTTTTAAGTGTATTTGTAGCGAGTGAGAATCCAAGTTTTGTTAAAGTATAAGATTTTATGACAGTGACAACACCTAAAAAACCAAAAGCAAGACCACTAAGGACAGAAGTAAGCCCTGGTACTTTCTCATCTAACCATGCTATGCCTTTTGCTATTCCACCAAGAGCAGTTGCAAGCATATCAACCGCAGGCGCAACTGCTTTCCCTATGGTATAGCTCATATAGCTCATAGCATTACTCATCTTTTCAAATCCATATCCGCTGTCCATGGCAGCTGCCATTTTTTCAGACTTGCTAAGACCTCCGTCCATCGCTTTTTTAAGATTTTTTTGAGAGTTGGATAGGGCATCAGTTTTATCTACAAGCGCATCAATTATCTTTACAGCTTCCTGACTTCCAAAAGCCTGTTGTAGCTCTTGCTGAACCTTGAGTGACTTAATGTTGTCACCATATTTTTCTTTAATCTTTTGCAAAACTTGAACCATAGGAAGCATTTTTCCTTCACTATCTGTAAAAGTAAGTCCAAGTGTTTTTTGTGCTTTCCCAACATTTGAAAGAAAAGCTCTATATCCACTTCCTGCCTCAGCGGCACTCTCAAACGCACCTTTTGAGAGCCCGACTATTGAAAGTTCTTCCTGAAGTGAAACACCCATAGCGTGAGCTGATGCCCCAATATTTGATATACCGCGTGAAAGGTCACTACCATCTGTTCTAAAAGCCTGAACTGCTCCAGCAATTGCGCCACTAAACTTCTTTCCAAAGTCCATATCAGAAGTAAAATCTTTACGAAAAATTCCATATCCAAGAGCGTAAAGCTTTGTCATCTCTGCTGTAGAACTTTTAGTGGCAACAGCAGTAACAGCTGCCATCTTTGTCATATGCTTCACCCCGTCATCACTTAAACTCGCTATACCTGACTTAATGTCATAACTCGCTTTGATAAATTCAGGAGCAGTTATTTGTCCAAATTGTAAGCTCATTTTATTGGCTGCTTTTGTGATAGAGTCTATCCCATTTTTAGAGATACCAAGCGACTTGATTTCACCTTGAGATTTCAAGACATTATTTGCAGACCTAACCATAGAAGCCATTCCATACAAAGAAACACCTATCCCTACAATAGCCGCTTTTTGTTGTGCAAACTGTTTTTTTGCTCCATCTATCTTTATCTGAATTTTAGAGGCTTTTTTAAGTTTTATAAGTGATAGTCGAAAGTTACGTGAGTCTTTATCAATATTCCTTACATCAATACCGGCTTTTTTCAGTGAAGTACCAAGTTTATATAGTTCTTCTTTATTTTTATCAGCATCTTTAGATAAGTCCCTAAAGCTCTTAATCTGAAACTTCGTTTTATCCATTGACTTGATATTGTTTCGCATATTTGATAAACTACTGTTAGCAGTTTTAAAGGATGTTTTAAAAGATGAACCTATTGCTCCACCTATCACTACACTCAATCCAAATGTTTTTAATGACATTGTCTGTATTCCTTATCACATTTTATATTTTTCAATATCAAGGCTATTTTATAGCAACTATTATTTCACTAGGGGTCTCTTCTTTTTACTTTATACTTAAAGGTGGAGTAGTCACACTAGGCGAATCACTCCACACACTCTTTAGCAAAAAAAACAAACTCCACTAAGTCCATCTCTATTTGACTATCGTAAGAAAAGTGCAGATGATGACCGATTGAAGCCATCATTTTCATACACTCTTCCCACTCTATGACAAAAAATCCTGCAGTGCCTCATCAAGTTTTTTAAAATCTTGAGTAGATAAATCATCAATCTCATTTTCTGTAATTTCACAAAGATTTACAAACATTGCAATTTCTCTTTCGAGTTCATCGCTAATGTTATTGACCAGGCGCATATCTTTAACCTTTGGCTTACGCATAGAGACTTCAACACCGTTACTTAGTTTGATTTTTTTCATCTTGTTTCTCCTTGAGTGTTTCATATTTTCCATCTGCTTCTTTTGTAATCAGCTCGGACTCTTTTTTATTTAATGATTTTTCATCGCCTCTTCTCATAACAAGAAGGTCTTTACCCTCTTTGTCTTTGATGCAGATGTAATGCGTTGCAACTACTTTCATTACATAACCGCCGATCGAGTGGACTCATAGATGTCTTTACCGCCGATTTTTGCGATAAGGTTAGGAAGGTCAACATTGTAAACCTCTTCACCGTCAAGCGTAAGCACATACATATTGACATACATCTTCACTTTCGTTTTCATATTGTCACCTGCTTTGAGTGTATCCATCTCGGCATCAATTGAACCGCCGATAGTCGCTACAATCTTTTTAGTCGTTGCATCTTCAAGGTACTCACCTTTAAGATTGAATTGTGCGTCTTTCATCTTATTAGCTTCATTAAAGATTGCAGAATTTGCAATATTCAAATCCGCTTCAAACTCCATTGGCTCGAGCAGTCCACTATCAACATGGATGCCGTTTACGACATCTTTTTTTGTTTTTACAGTAGGCAACTTATAGCTCTCTATCGTTCCAAGGAATCCAACCCCTGAAACGAAAACATTTAACTCTTTTATTCTTGATGGTATTTTTCTAACAGCCATAATTCATCTCCTTCTTATGCTAATCTCTCATACACAACACTTGCATATGCATCAACTCTGTCAAATGTAACTTTGATAAGAGCAGGACTCGGTGTCTCTTGCGCTTCAATAGTGAAATAGAACTCACCGTTTGTAATCGCCGTCGGTGTCGTAAGGTCTTTGTCAAGATAGACATTGAACCCGAGCATAACCTCTTGGCCTACAAGCGAAGCCATAAACGCACGAAGCGAATCAAGTGCAGCATCCAAAGCACTCAAGTCTCTGTCAACCGCCCAGAAGATTCCATCGATGACTGCAAATGAAGCAAGGTCAAAGATACGAACACGACGAGCATCCTGCCAAACAGGGTCAATGTCACATGTCTCATAGTTCCAGGTACGAATACCGCTGTAGTTGATGAAGCTTGTGATCTGTTTATCATTAAGCGGATCTGTCTCATCTTGGAAGCCTGCCAGGAACTCACGATTTGTTTTGACACCACTTACAGGAATCACTCTGTTAGATATCGAGTAGCTGTACCCGATGTCTTTACTGCCGTCTATCGAAGCTCTCAGGTATGCAAGTACCACAGAAGCACAATACTCATCACTGGCACTCAGTGCCGTATTCCAATCCATAAGGTTTGTAAACACCGGTGTAATGCGTCGAGAGCCTAAAGCATCTCTTTTTGTAATTGCATCGGAGTTGTCAACTGCATCGAGCGACATAAACGCTCTGGCTTTGAGCTTATCTGCCGTTGCAACAACTGCGTTTTGAACATCGATGTCCGTATCATAATCACCGACACCGATGATGTCCGGTCGAATACCAAAGATAGACGGAGCCGTTGCAAGTGCATTGACTGCAGTGATAACATTACTCTTCTCAACTGCCGGATCTGCATCAACAGTCGCCACTGATAAAATTAGAGGAATGATAAGCCCATACTTATCCTCACCAAATTGCAAATACTTCAAGATATTCCCGCCGGTTGCAGCAGCTATCACTGTATCTGCCAAAGCCGATTTAATACTGTCAAAGTATTTTGTTCCAGGTGTTACACCTGCATCCGCTGTCAAAACCAATGCAAGCGGAATAACACTGCTCACGCTGATAGGTCTTGCACCTGTACTTACGACGTCAACGACGACACCTCTATTTAAACTCATTTTATTCTCCTTTGCTTTTGATGCAATGTTTAGCTTCTAAAAGTCGTAAAAACTTACAAAGCTTTCTGTCAAACCAAGTAGCTTGACCACTCTCAATTCTTCTACCAATATGGCTACTGATTGTTTCATCTTGGCTGCCATTCCAAAGCAATACATTGAAAAGCTGATCAACAACCAAAAGAAGTCTCAACAGATAAGACCTCTTTTTAACATCATTTTCAAACTTTTCAATGTACTCATATTTTGTCATTTATAACTCCTCTACCATAATATTGAATCAAGTGCTTCTTTAGCTTCATCATCTGTTAAATATCCACCATCTAGTCCACCATCAACTGATACAAAAATACTATTGGCTTGTGCTTTCAAATCAGCATCTTTAGTAAGCAAGCTTATTTTGTACGCCTTTCCGTCATTGAGTACTTGCGTGAGCTGTGCTATAGTATGCAGTTCATAATTCCATGTAGTTGGATTTCCACTGCCATCATCTTTTGAACACTTAAATACATCATCTTCACCACCACTAACCAGCCCAATCAAGTTAAGCTGATCTATCTGCTCACTCTGGTAGTGGTAAGTCGTAGGTGTTGCAGTATCTAAAGCCGTTGAAGTGAAACCGTTTGTTATCTGATTTGCACAGGCATTGTTAATTTCATTTATTTTAGACTGCTTCAGTTCATCCAATGTTCTAAAATCTTTCACACTAAAATCAATACCATCAAAGTAATTAGCATTCATATCAATAGCACTCTGCCATTGTTCATCAGTTACTTCTGTATTTGGTGTTGGTATTGTTGAGTGTATTTCATTATCGTACCATCCTAAGATTTTTCCAGTTGTCGTATCATAATTTACTATTTTCATTTTAATATCCTATTGCTATATAATTCATTCCAATAATAGTAGTTCCGTATTCGTTATAACTTGTATAACCAGTTGCATCTGCTGAATTTGCTGTTGAACTTGTATTTGTTGCAGTTCCATTATGTTCATCTAGTACTATAAAACAAGCATTAGGAAAAGCTATAGGGAATGTGTTTCTTTCACCATTTGAGCTAGAATTACTATGTCCCCATTGAATAATTAATCCACTAGGTAAAATTTGATAACCATTTTGTACTTTATTGACTTCTGCTTTTTGTCCGTACCAAATAGGTGAGTTATCAACTTGCATTAATCCACTTGCATTTGAATGATATAATCTTCCTCTTTCTGTTCCATCACCATTATAAAAAACAACATCACCACTATCTGTACTTCCTGCTGGTGCAATTAAGTTTAAATTGTTTCCACCACCTATTGTTACATTAGTTTTTATTTCTGGTTGAATATTTACAAATTGATTTAATGATAATGCCTCATCATCAAGTGTTGCATCTGCGACCTTAAAACTCTTTGTGTTGTCACCTTGCAGTAATGCTCTCTTAGCAACTTCATCATCAACATACTTTCTAGTTGAAAGCACAACTGCAGGATCTATCTTCAACTCAACCACACCTGCATCACTTACTTCAATGATGACTTTTATGTAGAGATCTTTTGCGCTTCCACTTGCTAATGTCGGCTTGTATGTATCTGGGTAATTACCTACGGCTATCATGTCGCCATCTACATCAAACAGCCCAACTTCACGCACCGTAAAATCTCCATCAGTTGATGGAATGTAACCTTCAGCCACTATCCAGTTCGCATTGCTTGAATCAATGGAGATGTTGTTAAGCGCTGCACGCCACACTTCATTTGTAAGCGCCGTGTCTGTTATTTCCGGTGTTACTGCTACACCGCCGCCGTCACCGACTGCAATCTCTGTAAGAGATACAACACTGCCAAGTGCCGTAGCATTTGCAAGTTTTGCTTTTCCTATGTCTGTTAAAATCGTGTAAAATGCCATATCTTATGCTCCTTGTGGATAAATTACTGTTGTATCTACATCGTGATATGATGCAGCCATATATTCAAAAACACTTGCCTCTATCGGATCAGGAAAGTATGGATAAACAACCGCACTTTCTCCGCTTGTAGCAGTTAGCAGATGATGCATATCACCTTGAGAGAGCATGCTTATCTTGATGCTCTCTAAAATTGACCGTACATTTTTCTGCTTTTGTGCCGTGTTCTCAAGTTTTGTGATGAGCTCAGAGCTCAAACCACTTTGTGAAGAATCGATTTCAACTTTAAAGTTATACGGTTCTCCCCCATACTCGAACCACTCGACAACATTTGCGTTCTCACTGAGTGCTTCTACCGGTCCTATGAGTGCCTTAGCCGTTCCGCTGTACTGCATCGCATCAAACGCAGCTCGAATCATCTTGCGAGCCACTACATCTGAAACACCGGAGATATCTATGCCACACTCCCAAGCTAAAAACGCCAATACACTTACATGACAACTCTCAGGGTATGTAGAGAGAAGCCCGACATCGATGGATGCTATATCTTCACGCTCCACACTCTCAAAACATTTCCAAAGTTCACTCATGTATGCAGGTAATATGCTCATTAGACTGCTCCGGTGAAGTTAAGTGTAAGTGTTGTGACATCTATCACCTCATTGGCAGCACAAGCAATAGTCGCTGTAGGTGCCGTGAGTGTGATATCTTTAACCATCTCACTTTCCAATAGTCCGTAGATCTTAGGAAGTGTGAGTGCTTTTCCAAAAATAAGCGTATTGGCATCGATGCGGCTGGCAATGAGATCACGGACATTCTGCTCATATGTCATATCATAAAGCACAATATCTGCCGTGATCGTTGCATTGATAATAGTCGCCGAGTTCACCAAAACGCTGTCTGTGAGCGGTCGTACACTCTCTTGATCAAGTGCGGCTTTAACTCTGTCAATCATCACCTGGTCCGCTGCACCGTCAACACTTAAAAGATAGACTTTCACGACACCGGCGGTGTCATCGATGATGGCAATATCTACGATGCGTACATCCGCACTCTTTGTGAAGTACTCGTACATCAGTTTAGATCCTGCCGTAGATTTTCTCTCGCGTGAGAGCCAAATACGCTCGCGGTACCGTTCATCATCCTCGACATCTGCACCGTCGTGAAAGTTTTCGTTCTGTGTCGCCGTTGCTACATATGGCAGCGGTGTAACGATAGTCTCTGTTTTTAAAGTGCTCTGCTCGATGTTCTCCTGCAGTTCGACACTGCCGTTAGCACTGAGTGAGCCTGCAGCGATGGTTACATCTTCAAGCAAAAGTGCCGTTGCATCTTTTGTGTCACTGAGCACAAGTCCAGATCTAAGTGTCACATCATATGTAAGTGCAGTTGAAAGCGTAAATATAAAATCAGCATACGGCTTTGCGCCTTCAAGTCGAAGTACTCCGTAACGCGTCGCTCCAAGATGGTCAAGGTCGCTTCCTTTTGCAAAAGCTAAAAGACCGGCTTTGACCGCATTGTTTATGCGTGTGCGAAGTAGCTGCTCTTCATACGATGAAGCCTCTATCATTGTCATCAAATCATCACTTTCACTCGGAACGTATTCAATGCCTTTTGCCTTTGCAAGTTCGACTACACGAGCCAACTTACGAGCTTTTATGCTCTCAAAGTCAAAGTTTTCAATAACTTCCGGTGCCGGTAGATCAAGCAGTTGCATTACTCACCTCACTTAAATTGACATTGAGCACTTTTATCTGTCCTGCTTCAATGTACTCAATAACAATAAAGACGCTGTCACCCGTCTTTATACTCACATTTTTCACCGTAACTCTAGGCTCATTGGCTTCAATGGCCTCATAAGTGTAATCACTCGCAAGAAGCACCCACTCATCAGTTACCGGTTTGTCTATAAGCTCAAAGAGTTGTGAACCGTATGCAGGCATATTGACTCTGCTCAGCAGCGGAGTACTCAGTATGCGTGCGATTGACTCTTCTGTGCTTATCTCTCTAGTTGTCATGCTCTGCCTGCCCCGTCAGTTGTAGAGAAGTTTGTAAGACTTCCTTTGACATCATTGACATTTGCATCTGTGCTGATATCACCTGTAGATGAGATAGCCCCATCAACAGACAAGTTTCCGGCAACACTCACATCACCGGTATGTGTTGTCGTTGCCGTTATGTTTACAGTTTGTGCAACGACTTCAACAGTAGCAGCCACATTGACTGTAAGCTTTTTAGCCTGAGAGTCGTACGAAATAACCGTTCCGTCTTCAAACTGGGTAACCTCTTTGCTCTCAGAATAACCGGCCGGCTCTTTCGCACCTTTGTTAAAGAGTGAACCGACAATAATTCCGCCGTCACCATCTCCAAATGGAGCAAGCACAATAACCTGTTCACCTGGACGAATCGGCACACAATGTTTTTTAAAACTGTTCGCCATCTGCATCACCGGTAAAAAGTCGCTCACTCTGCCTAAGATGTTCACACGAGCCAACGCCAAACCTTCAGCACTCTTTGACTCTGTAACAGTGCCAACACTTACAATATTGTTAAGTCTGCGAAGCAGTTCAGCACTCATTTGGGATCCTTTGGTACATTTAGCTTCAGCTGTCTGGCAATCAATTCTTCTATAAAATAGATTCCTCTCGTTCCTTGATGCGCACTCATACCTATAAGAGCTGCTGTGAGCATACGGTCAAGACCTGCATACTCGCAAAGAAAAAAAGTAACAATCCCTAAAAAACCAGAGATGATAAGATCTCCAACGAGTTCAGAAAAGCTGAATCGCTTCAGAGTCCCATCTTTGATTTTCTTTACATTGTTAGCAACACCACCAAGCATGGCCATAGCAAACACCCATACGTATGTAATAAAACTGTAGTTTTGCGGGTCACGATGTGGCATATTAAATCTCCCATTCAGGCGCATCATACACCACCGTAAATTTCATACGAGTACCACCGTAAAGTTTGTCCTGATGCTCAACCAACACTTCATCACCGTTAAAAGTTCTGTACTCATAAAAGTCATCACTCTCAGAGCCGATTGCATGAAGCACATCACCCATGACAGTTCTAAGTGTTGCCATTGTTGTCTCTTTATCACTTACCAAAACATCTACTTCTACACTCAAGCGATAGGATGCAGAACCGCTTACGCCATTATTAACGCTGCTTCCTGTATCTCGCACTATAAGTGCCGGCATATCTTTGTCTTGAAGTTTAGACATGGCCCATTCGTCAACTTTTGCAATATCATTAGCGTAGCCGTTGGCTACAGTGATGCTTTGCAGTCTTGCTTTTAAAATATTTACAATCTCTTGACGACGGCTCACGGTCTATCCTCACTCAGGTAAATTTTTCTAACACCACTTTGCGGCGGGTCCATATCTATGATGTAGTAAGTCATAGTGTTTAGTATCAAACTATCGCCATGATTCAAATCACTTACATCATCTGCCTTACATGTAACACTTACAACTGATGCACTCACATCACTGTCAAGACCAGTATCAAAGACAACATCATCTTTTTCATCAAAATATACAGAGATGCTAATCCCGTTTGCGAGTGTCGCACTCTCTGTAAATTCATCATTATTGAAAAAGACACCCAGGTCTTGATTCAACTGATCTTTAAATGACACTATGCGCCTCGTTTATCTGCGAAATAACTTTTTAAAGCTGCACTATATGTGACATGCCTTTTATTTTCAGTCTCAATGTCGAATTGCTCTACAAGAGCTTGCGCTTCTTTGTATGACAATGCATCGACATCTTCATCACTCAATACAACAACAGAAATATTGCTATCATCTGCCGTCGTCTTTTTATGACCATTCAAGATGAGGCGCTCACCAAGAGCACCACCAACCTCTATGACTTCGCCTGCCTTATATTTTCGACCGCGGTACTCTTCATCTCGTACAAGCTGGATAAACATCATTTATCCTTTATCTGTACTCAATGCCGACATACACAGTTCCGGCAACGGAAGCGGCCTTTGCACTTGTAGCGACACCGGCTACTGCAAACTTCGTACCTGTACCATCACCTACAGTGTCGGTCTTAACAGTGATCACTCTGTTAATATGGTCAAAGTGAACTTTGTCACCTATTGCAACAGCATCTGCTGTAGCTGCATTGATCTCATAGATACCTTCGACTTCAAGAGCAACGATCTCTCCGGCTAGTCCTGAAGTACTCGCAATACCTATCATAGTAAGTCCCAATGGAACAACATCACCAACATCAACTGCACCAGTCAATGTAAAGTCAATTTTTTCACCTTCTTTGTATAAAATAGCTTCTTTTGCCATAACTCTCTCCTTCTATTTATTATGCGCCAGCATTTTTGTAAAGACCACGGAAGTCTTCAGCATATACACCAAAATCAAACACACACTCAAATGTAACACCACTTAAGTTTCTATCTGATTCACGAACGATTGGTTTTCGACCTGTACCTTGCAGGTAAAGAACTTTAATAGTACGACGAGGTGCAGCCAAATACCATGGAGTTGCTTCAAGCTCGCTATCAACAACAACATCAAGTGTATTTCTATGAACATTGACAACACCACTATTGTTAGCAGCTGGATCAGACTCTGAATTTAAGAGCTGTAATGCAGATGTCTCATTCTCAGGTGAAACCAAAAGATACTTAGGAGTGATGTTAAGTTTCACACCGTTCTCTTCTTGACGACGCATCTTTGTTCGTGCAGATGTAAGTGAATCTGTAGCGATTATTGCACCTGTTGCATCATAGTTTTTATGTGCAGTAGCATCAAAGATAGGTTTATCGTCACTCATCTTGTAGTTTGCAAACTCACCGCGTCCCTGTAAGAGATCATAAACAATACTGTTCGCACTGCGGCGAGCCATAGATCCAAACTCTTCAAAGAATTTTTGAAATGCACCAAGATCATCATTGATAAGCATCTGACGAGTAACACGGAACTTAGCACCATAACTCTCAAGCTTGAATGTTTCACCATTTTCACCAAACTCGATATTTTTAAGCTCGCCGTTTTCTGCAATTTTTTGAAGCTTACCGCCTGTTTGCATATGCGCTGCGACACCCTGTTTGAAGTCTTTTACATCTACAGCTTGCGTCCACACATCAAATGTCGCTTCAGCTTCTGTAAATGCCATATCAAGCATTTTGTTTGCAACATTGCTCAAAAGAACAGGAAAGTCACTTGTACTCATAGCTCTTTGGATCAACTCTTCTTTGTCAAATCCATCATAAGATGTAATCGCACGAGCGATTTCCAACATTGAAGCACCTGTAAATTTATGAGCATCAGCATGTGGGTTTTCAACCTTACCGCCAAATCTCATAATAAGCCCTTGTGCAACAGCTCTTTTTATGTCACCTTCATCACCCTCATTTTGGCGTTGAAAATTAACATCAGCCTGCTTATTTGCTTTTACTGCAAGTAAAGAGCGTGTAAATGCTGCCTCATCCATGTTTGGATCTTCCAAAGCACGATTGAGTTCATCACCGCTGATAAGCCCTGCGTGAGCCTCTGCAATTGTACGAATAGACTCGCGTCTCTCTAAATCTGCAAGCTTTTCCTCTGCTTTTTGTTTATCTGCTGCAACACGCACAACCTCTTGATTTACTTCATCAATCTTACGATTGATTGCATCTTGATCTGCACCGCCTGATTTTAAAGCATCAAGCTCACGGCGTAAAATCTCCAATTTGTCCATAATATCTCCTTCGTTAAAATTTTCACTTCGACCTATCCCAGCTTTTGGGTCGGCACCTATATCCACAAGGGACGCCTCTTGAAACTCCCATCGAACGACTTCAACAAGTGGCACATCACCTTCTCTTTGAGTGATGCGAACATCCTGCTTTTTGCCCCCGACTGAGATTTCACTGAGTGTTCCCTCCTCAACCATTCTCCAGAACATCTCTGCATCCGGATTGGCTTTGGAGAACACTGCAGTTCCTCTTAGCTCGTTATTTTCAATGCGTATGTTTTCAAGTGTTCCAAGTGGCAGTTCACCATACTTTCCACTTCCATGCATCCAACGGAGTTTTGCATTTTGTGCACGGGTGAGGTCAATATTTTCCTCACCGTGAAGCAGTACTTCATCGTATGCCTCTCCACTCCAGTAGTCAACTCTTCGAAGCGGAGTCTCGGTTGAAATTAAAATATCAACACTTCGCTTCTCAGAATTTACTGATGCACTGTCTATGGCAGCACGCGCAAACTCATTGTTTTTTAAAAGCTGTTTTTTATCAAGCTTTTTTTGTTTTGGCATTTGTATCCTCCTCTTTTAAGATTCCTGCATTTTTTAACATTTCATCTTCTTTCTCCCTCTGCTTTATGATCTCTTCAAGGTCTTTCCCTTTCGATGCGGCGAAATCTGCAAGTGTCGCAGTACCTAGTTTGTATTCTTCAACAAAAGCTCTGATATCTTTAAGCGGATCTACCCACTCTTTAGCCGGAGCTATCCATCTAGGCTGACAAAACTTGACTCTATCAGCAAAATATGCCGATGCAGAGAGCCCCTTGATGTTTCCTGCAAGAACATTCGCTTCAAGCCACTCTTCAAAAAGAGGATTGAGAACATATGTAGCAAAGTGCCACTGCTCATTCGCAAATGTTTTGTTGTCCTGGATAAGTGAAGCACGAGCCGATGAGAAGTTTGTCTGTGTGTAGTCACGAAATGCAAGTTCATAACTCACTTTACGACCGGTTGCAATCATTCTCACACATGAACGGATGAACTCACCATACTCACTACCGCTGATCGTCGGGTCAAACATATGTATCTTTTCACCCTGATTGAGGTAATGAACCATTACGCCATTGATATCATAGATTGGATCTTGTTCCTCAGTTTGATTCAACTGGCCAATTCTCCCTGCAACATTCGTTGATTCAATCGCATAACCAATTCCGGCACGGGATCGAAGAGATTGGATAGTTGCACTCTGATATCCTGCGAGATTTCGCAAATCTATGATGATCTGCTTATATTCACTGATACCTCTGTACTGCGTAATTCTATTTTGTCTTTTGTAGTAGTGTACGACATCATCCGCATTGACTTTTATATTTGACATAAGCCCATTTTTCAAAATATACTTTTGCGGTGCACCAAAGCTGTCTATTTCAATTCCGTCAACAAAATTTTGAACTTCATTGATTCCAGTAGTCATATACGCTGTATCGAACCTGTCTGCTTCAATGAGCTGTATCTTGAATGGGTTTTGTTTATCGTTTTGATGGATCTTATGAATGAGTACTTCGCCGTCGGTCATTCTTTGACCTGGTATAGTTGAATGCATCTCGTAAAAATGTTGTCTTCGTGTAAGATCACAATTCTGCGGCTTCATCCACTCTACAAACTTTTTTTCTATCTCTACATCAAGAGCTGCAATTCCGCTTTTTGATTGAAACACCATTCCGTTTCCAAATGCATTGACCTTAATAGAGTGATCTATACCGCTTACGATTCCATTGTTTTCATGAAGCCATCTTGCACGACTTCGTAAAACATCTCTATCCGGTGATGCAGTCTGCTCAAAATGAGTATTGCCATTTCTAAAGTCAGCATTAGCTCCGCGAATTTTTCCACCCTCATAAAAGCTTCGTTTTATGCTCATAGCATCTTTAAAAAGACTCATTTTCTAAGTCCTTTCATAGCTGCTACATATTGAGAAAACAAAATAAGTCCAAATACAAGTATTGAAAAGACAATTCTCGTAAACATAGACCATGCGGCAATATCAAAAGAGAGATGTATAAATGCACAAAAAAGATATAAAAGTGTCGTCATAAACAATAGTTCTAGGACATAGTACTTTTTAAGAAAACTGAACATATGCACTCATCTTCAACGGTTTTGTATTTTGTCCAGGTATATAATCACGGCCATGCATTTCAATCAAAGAAAGAATTTTATCTTCTCTTCTCTCTAATGCACTCATATCAGCACGAGTGAGCTCACGGCCATTCATCTTATAACTTTGAGAAGTAAGAACTGCATCAATCGCAGTCTGAATAGCATCAAGTTGTTCACCGAGTGTCTTGGCCATAATCTACCTTTTTAAATTCTGAGCAAAGTATCGCAGAATCTAAAAAAGTTCTCTATGCCTAAAAAGTTCGGCATAGACTTTTAAATGATTTTTTGATAGAAGTGTAAAAGTTCGTAAAATAGGGGTAAAAAGTTCTGTATTTTCGTGAAAGTTGTCATTTTGTAGTAAAAAGTAAGCTCAAAAAGTGTAGTAAATTTGTAAAAATTTCGTTAAATTTGCAGAAATTTTGCTATAATAACACCAAGGTAGGAGAATATATGTCAGCCTATCTGTGTGGAAATCCATGTTAAGGGATGATTACCCTGCTAAAAGCTCAGTCACATTTTTGGTGGCTGGGCTTTTTTTCGTTAGGCAGTTAGGCTGTGGGGTGGTATCTCATCCAAGGATGTATCTTATGGATTTCCACACTTATATGTACATCATAATTGCTATCGCTTATCTGGTAATGGCTTTTATGAAGTAGTTTTGTGGCAGAGACTCATCATCTCTGCCCACTTCTCTCCTTCATATTCTCTCTGTCTATCTTCTCTATGAGTTGTGCCAATCGTTGTGTGGCAAGATTGGAGACATTTATTATGTCTTCTGTATGCCATCTTCTGTGCCAATAAGAGTTATCTCCCGAATCTGTTTTAAGAACAGATGCCATCTCGGT